GTGCCGGTCAATCAGGGCCAGTTCGATGCCCTGGTGCTGTTTGCCTACAACGTTGTGTAGCGCGCCGATGTTTTCCGGATAGTTTGCCGCTCAATTCTGGATTGGCTGGATAGGGGTAAAATAGGGGATTTTGGATAGTCCAGAATTGAGCGGCATAAATATAGGGAGCGTTCGCCTGGATCGGGGTTTGTGGTTTCGGGTGGCTGGTGTACCCTTCAGGCGTCCGGTTGCATCACTCTCTTTACGGCGCTTTTCCCTGGCTTGACTGTGATGCAACCGGTCATCACAACCCCATCTCCTGTCTGGTTTGCTCAAACCGCTCTCGCTCAAGCTCCACACCGATAAACCGCCTGCCTAGTTTGATGGCTGCCTTCCCTGTTGCCCCTGACCCCATAAAGAAGTCCGCGACCACATCGCCGGGTCGGCTGCTCGCCTCTATGATGTGCTCCATCATCAGGGCGGGCTTCTCGCACGGGTACTTGCCTGGGTAGTGCTGCACCGGCGGATAGACCCACACGTCGGTATAGGGGACGTGCTTGTTGACCGCGAACGGTCGGCGCAGACGGTCAAAGTCAGCCTTGAGCTGCTCGTAGGATGCGCTCAGCGTCTGATAGGTGCGGTGCAGGCCCTGATAGGTCTCGGTGAGCGTGTGGTAGTCCTGCCCCAGCCGCTCGGCAAATAGAGTCTGCAGCTTCTCGTACTGCGCCTGGCTGGGTAGCTGCCACTGGCTATACCCGAACCAGTGGCTGGCCATATCCACACCCGTCGCGGCCTTAATTTCCGCCGAGGTCACGCTCGCGGCATCCCTAGCCGCCCGGAAGTACTCAATCAAGGGCGAAAATACCTGCCGGCGCAAGTCGTTGCATGCTGCGCTGTACCCACTGCCAGCACGGGCTGACCCATCGGCGCCGTAGTGCTCTGCAAAGAGGATGCGCTCCGTCGCAGGCCAGTAGCGGCGCAGCGACTCCTTGTGGCAGCCTATCCACTTGCCAGAGGGCTTGGCCCACACGATGTCGTTCAGAAGGTGAACGTGCTTGCGCATCATCACCTCAATGTCGGTGCTCAACCGTGAGCTGCAAAAGAGGTACAGCGAGCCGTTAGGCTTGAGCAGGCGCTGGAACTCCACCACGGCTGTTTCCAGCCATGTCAGATACGCCTCGGGGGTGGGCCACTGGTTATCCCACGCCTCGCCTTTGACGCGATAATAGGGCGGATCCACGACAATGAGGTCGATGCTTGCGGTCGGTAATCGTTGGGCAACGCTGATGGCATCGCCACAAATCAGTTCTGCGTCTTGATGGTTCACGGTTACTCCTCCTTTGCTTGACTGACCACCCCGTGTATCAGGCGGCCTGCATCCCCAGCGCGATGGCTTCCTCACCTGTCATCCCCCGAAACAACGCCTCTTCGGCGGCGCGGCGACGAACAAGGCCCCTCATCACTTGGCCATCGTTCTTATTCCACTTCTTGAACTCCTGGGCGGCCCCCTCATAGTCTCCGGCATTGAGCTTGCGCAGCAGGGTGGAATCGCCCAAGCCCTCGGCCAGCGTGTCCGCGTCGATGTCGGCGCCGACGTTGTAGGCAAAGCTCACCAGGGCGTCAAACCGCCCCTGGGTCAGTGGAACGGTGACGAGCGTCTCAACGTCCCGCTCAAAACGGCGCAGGTCTTCCAGGAACGTGGTATCGGCCTGCTCCTGGGTCCATACTAGACCGGGCTTGACCTCGGGGCCGGTGTGACCCCGGCCAATGGTCCAGGGCTCGCCGTTCTTGCTGCCGGGGTCGGGATAGGCGGTGAGCTTGCAGTTCTCAAAATGGTGCATGACGGCCACGCCGCCTTGTTGTGAGGTTCTCATGGGTTACTCCTTTTCATGGTTGGCCCACTGGCGCAGGGCACTCATGCGGATATCACAGGCACGCAGGGCCGCTATCAGGGCGGGCATGTCTTCTTCTACCACAGCTCCCCAAGTGGTGAGGTTGAGCGGTGGCACTGGGCAAGGGGCGGTGAGGCTCGCCGGAGGGGTGAGCCTCACCACCTCACTCTTTATCAACGGGGGCGGCGGCGAGCTGGCGCAGGCGAACAGCAGCAGCGCCAGGCAACCCGGTAGTGCGGCACGGTTCATGGATGAGGGTCTCCTTGATGTCGTTCTGGGCCTGCCCTTGCTCACTGAGCAACTGACTGGCCTGGTTCTGCACCTGCGTGGTGAGCTGGTTGTTGAGGGCCACCGCCTCCTGTAGGCGGGTGAGGCTGGCTGCCTGAGCGGTCAGCACCTCGCTTTGCTGGGACAGGGTGAGCGCCATACGCTCGGTTGCCACCGCCTGGGTCACCCCCTGCTGGTGCCACAGCCACACCAGCAGCAAGCAGCCAGCCCACGGGAGGAGGCGCCACAAGAGCGCCATCACGGTGCCACCTGCCGCCGCTTGCCCATCTCAAACCAGATCGCCGCCAGCATCGCGAGGTCATAGAAGAGCCAAAAGAAGAAGCTCGGGGCGAAGGTGGTCTGCCCTAGGCTGTAGGGGGCCTTGAGCAGGATGTAGACCACCATCAGGCCCGCCACGCCCCAGTTGTGAAAACGCAGTGCGCGTACCAGCACCATTACCCCGATCACCAAATCCACCGAGGCAAACAAGTAGTTAGCGAACGTCATCATGTTCATCTCCTTTGGGGCTGCTTGGGGCAGGCACCTTGCCGTGCCCAGTGAGCAGCGCTTTGATTTTTATCAACGTATCAATCGGGTGGACCGCGAACTCACGCAGCACCGTGTTGGCACCGCGCAAAATCCACTGCGCCCCGAACGAGGCAACCCCAGACCAGAACACCCGCATTGACTCTGGGAGGTTCAAGTAACTCAGGCCGAGCCAAGCCATCCAAATCACAAAGCCGCTCATAGAGGCACCAAGGAGAAAATCGCGCAGCGACAACCGGTCTGAGCTCGCGGCCTGCGCCAGCGCAGCAAACAGCGAGAGGCTCGCCAGTGCAAAGGCGACGCCCATGGTGTCGATGGCCTCCCTGAGGGCGGTAAACCAATTTGACATGTGACAAGACTCCTCAGGGAAAAGTGGATAGCTCAATGGCCGGGATGCCAAGCCGGGCGGCCTCTTCTATCTCCATCGCCACCCCCTTGCTCGCCTGCCAGCCAGGCAGCAGTGCCATAACGTCGGCCTCGCGCAGCATGGGCAGGCAAATGTTCATGTATGACGTGTGGGAGCGAAGGCCAAGGGGTAGCATGGCTGGGTTGAGTACCACGGCCCCCTCCTGGGTCAGGTGGCGTTCGCCCTCGGCAAATGCCTGGGTGTAGGTGTCCAACTGCCCAGTGATGGGTCCAGCGAGATAGACTATTTTTCCGCGAACGTTCATCACAATGGCGCCTCGCCCTCGGGGGGAGAGGGCCACTGGCTGACCATGGGCCACGCCTTGTGCATGCCCAGCACATAAACAGCCCGGTAGTAATCCCGCCAGGCCCCTGCTTTCTCGCTATCCCCCATCATGTCCCAGTGCAGCGCCCTCTCGCAGGCGAGCGCCAGGTTTCGCTGCCGTAAACCTGGATTGTCTCGCCGTGCGATTTCATAAGGGGGCAGCGGTGGGAGCACGACGACCTCGCCAAACTCTCCGGCCATCGCCCGCTCGTAAAGCTCCCGGCCATGTGCCTCGTTATCGTCAACGCAGGCACTGAAGGGAACAAAATCAGGCAGGTGGCTAAACCTCACCTCCATGTTGATGACCCCGTCATCGCCGGCCTGCGTGGTGGGGGTGCGTACCTCTAAAATGGTGATGTTCATGTAGCCGCCTTATGCGATGCGAATAAACAATGTGGCATTCCAACTACCGTAATCTCGGTCGCCCTTTGAGTACCCGAGTGCTTTCCAGAGTCCAGGTGGTGAAAAACCGACGAGAAGGCCTTCTGCGTTACATAAATAGAGTGATGATCCGACTATTACGTCCCCTGGTGAGAGCTGACCGCCGCTATCGAATCGGCCCGCAAACGCGTAGGTGCCAACTTGCCCCCAGCCGCTCGAGATAATGTCCCAGTTTCCGTCAATGGCGTCGTGATGATGGCGAGCTGGGGCAGCTCCTACGTCTGCGGGGTTGTGGCCGTGAACTGCGGGGGCGGCACCGCATTGATCTGGCGTGTGCCCATGAGCTGCGGGCGCAGCGCCACACTCCTCGGGGGTATGGCCGTGAATAGCCGGCGCGGCACCGCACTGGTCCGGGGTATGCCCATGCCCAGCTGCTGCAGCACCCAGTTCATCAAGCGTTGGCTTGTTGCCAGTGTTATAAGTCAGCACCCATGGCGTGAAGGCGTTCACGTCGTACTGCGCCCGCGTGTAGATGCGAGAGGTGTTGTAGACGTGATAGCGCTGCTGCGACCCGGCGCCGCCGGTCACGATAAGGGAGCCTGCTTTGGCTTCTGGGTAGTTCAGCGCCAACGTCGCATTGGTGTCTGAATCCTGGCGATAGACGTTCGGCGTCACCAGTGTGTTGAGGTCTTCGGCGGCCAGCGCGATGGGATTTGGCAGGGTGCCGGGGTGGGTGTGATTGGCAGGGGCTGCCCCCACGTCATCGGCATCCAGCGTCACATCGCCGGTCTGAGTGTTGACACTGGTGACGAACGTGGCGGGCAAGCTGCCACCGATGATGGCGCTGATGGCGGTCGCGAGCTGGTCTTGCTTGGCGGGGTCTGGCTCCATGGCCGCCAGCGCTAGCACGTTGATGAGCTCTTGCTGCACATCCCGGATGGCGCCCTGCTCGTTGTTCAAGTGCCCTGCGGTGACGATGGTCCCCTCAATGCCTTGTGTGGGATCGCCATCGTGAAACAGGTTATCCGGCGTGCTGACCGGGGGCATGATGGTTTGCATTATGCGTCGTCCTCATACGTGAAATAACAGTCCGTAAAGGCCGGTTTAAGGTCCTTGAACGTCTCTTCTAAAATGGATTCCCCGAATGCCAGCAGCGGTTCGCCAGCGGCGGATGCACCCGCCCGAAATCGGTACTTCGGTGTGCTGGCCCCCAACACGTTCACTTCCCACACCCAGCGCATCCCCTCGACGTATAACCGGTCGCCACAACGGTTAACCCCGGCCTGAAAAGCCCTTGGTTCGCTGATGGTGATGGTGTAGCCAAGACTTGCCGCGAGGCTGGTGAAGTAAGGAATGGACAGGCCGCCCACTTCGGCCATCTTGACCAGCACGTTCTCGCGTCGCTCCTGCTGGGTGGCGCCTTTACGTGGGGTCAGGCGATAGATGCGCTCCCAATCTGCCAACGTGACCGAGGAGTAGAACGGGGTAATTGAGGCCAGCACCCGATTGGCGGACGTTTTGACCGCGTCCATCAGGTTGGCCTCGGCGCCAAGCTCTGCCGACAGGTACTTGGCGTTGGGGTCGTAGCTGGCGGGCGGCATCATGGCCCGAAACAGATTGACGGTGTTCATGGCATCGGCTCCACGGTAATGACACCAGGGCGCAGCCACTCCCAGGTAGTGGCATCAATCACCGCCGGCACGTTCTGGGCAGGCTCGACAATCTCCCGGTCAGCAATGCCGGTAATCAGGGATATCTGGGTCTCGAGCTGAGAGATAACGAGCGGCTGACCCGGCGCCAGCCGGTTGATGAAGTCGGTGGTGGTGGCCACCACCTGGGCGGTGACCTGGTCGATGGTCAGGCCGCTGGTCGCAATCTGCACCACGACATCGACCGCCACCTTGGTCGGGGCCAGCACCAGGGTGTCCTTGGCGGTCACGGGGCGCACGTCTTCGATATGGGCAAACACCGCATCAATCAGCGCTTGCGGCGGCAAGTCATCGTTGGATGTGATAGCCACGTCCACCGTGCCAAGGCCCCGGCGCAGTGGTGCCACGTAGGCCGAGGTCACGCCGTCGACCTCCAGCGCCCAACGCTGGTAATCGTACTTGTTCCCGCCAGCAGGCGGGCGGCGCAGGATGTCGAGGTAGCGAGCCAGCAGACTCTCGTTAGATTCCTTGTTGGTGCCACCGGTCAGGGGGGCCACTGTCACCGCGCTGTTGATGCCATCGGGCGGGCTGACCAGGGTCGCCGCAAGCGGCTTGGCCGTGTTGGTCTGGGCACCGGTAGTGGTGCTTTTCACCGGTGCGATGCCATTTCCCTCCTCATCCAGCAGGCAAGAGTAGATCGTGACCACGCTCACCCCTTCGCCCCGCATGTCAGAGCCGGCTGGCAGTACGCTGCCCGCCGTGCCCGTGATGGCCGCTGTGCCTGAAGAGGCCGTGGCCTTTTTGCGAAACACGTTGCGCTGGCGGCAATGCAGTTCCAGGTTCTCGGGGTCGGCGGTATCGGGGAAGATTTGGCGCACCATCCAGCCCTGATGGGCATAGAGGCCATCGGCGACTCCCGAGACGGCGTTGGCCCGCACGGCGTAATCGCTGTCGCTGCTGGTATCGACCTCTTCATTGGGGAGGGCGTTCTTGATGTCGCGCAGTTGGCGCGCTGTGCTCTGGGCAACGGTGGGTACGGGAAAGGGCATCAGACAATCCTCACCGGGTGGTTGAAGGTGTGGCGGGTCTTTGCGCGGTCCACCACGGTGATGAGTAGCAGTAGCCACCCGGCCTGACGGGCTTCGCCGGTAACGGTCACCGATTGCGCCCGCCCGTCATCAAGGAGCGGCTGCAAGGCCTGGCTGGCGTACTGGGTCGCCAGCAGATGCACCCGCGTTTTGTCCTTCTCACGTCGGAGCTCATGCAGGCGCGAGCCAAGCATCGGGTCTGCCCAGTAGCTGCCAAGCGGGGTCGCAAGGCGCAGATACACCGCATTCTCTAGCGAATGGATGCGGGTACGGGTGTAGTCGCCAGTGGCGGGAGAAATATATTGGTCCATGCTGCCAATCTGACAGCATGGAAGGGGAAGGTGCGGTGGAAGGGCTTCAGCGCCAAGTCATCGGGGGTTGATGACCTGGCGTTCAGATGGGGTGTCAGGCTATGAGGTCAGGGAATGGGCTTGCCGGTTGGCTCACCACCTGGGTGCTCGTGATTGGCCAAGGAAATGTCGCCGGCCTTCACGTCGCCATCGGTCTCGATGTCACCGCCAGTTTGGCGCAGTGTACCCTCAATGGTCGCCGCCGCGCCACCCTCACCGCCCTTGATGGCCATCCCGCCATTGCCACTTATCTTGCCCTGGGCAATGACCTGCTCGGTGGCGGTGAGCTGCGGGGTGGTGAAGTCGGCGCGCTCCTCGGCCTCGACCTCGTAGGTCTTGCACTTGACCCGGTACACGTCGCAAGTGGACTCAATCACCCGCCCGCGTTTGAGCACCACGCTCGCCCCCTCGTCGGTATAGAGCGCCACCTCGCCGGTCTCAAGGGCGGTGATGCGATACGCCCCGTGTTCGGTGGCCACCACCACGGTGTGAGAGGTGGCCCCGTTAAGCGGCACTGCAATCCCCATGCAACCGGGCGGCGGGTTGGAGGTCAGTCCGTAGTGCTGAAAGTACTCGGCCCCGTCGAGCTTTTCGCCATCAAGGCCACCCAGTTGCAGCATCTGAACTTTGGTCGTGCTGTCGCTGGCCTTGGTCACAACCCGAAATGGCTGGCGAACGGCGGCCAACGCCTGCTGTATCCGCTGGTTTACCTTATTCCACATCGCCCGGACCTCCCACATCAACGATGGCCACCTCGTTTTTCGGGCGCTTGCCACGGCGGCGATGACGGCGCCGCTCGCGAGGAAACGCATCAGGCACCCATACCCCGTCTTCTTTGAGCCGCAAGCGGGTGGTCTTCTCGGTGCGCCCGCCCGAAAACTGGCGCCCCATCAGAAAGAAGATGGCGTCGATGTCGTGCGGCTCACTGATAATGCGCACCCGCTGGCCCGGCGCCCACAACACGCCATCAGTGGTGCGATGGCCAGCCACCATGGCGCTGATGTCCCAGCCGGCCAGGCGCGCATCGCTCATGGCCTTCTTGGCCCGGTAGTTCACTTGTTCCAGGTTGTTGGTGTCTCCCATGGTGATGATTTGCGGGCGGTAGTAAGGCACGCTAGGGTCAGTCGCCACCGCCTTCATGGCATGGGAGCCAGTGAGGCCGCTGGCACCTGTGTCACTGCTTTTCACCAGCCGCACGTTGCCCGCCTCATCCCAAAAATCCAGGGAGATTGGGGCCAGTTCGTCAGGCTTGCTGTCAGCGCGCCGGGCATGGCCCTGCGCCAGGGCGGTCAACTCGGAATAGCAGCCCTGAATCGAGCGGCTGTCTTCGAGCTCCAGCACGTTGTTGCCGACCCCATCAAAGCGCATGACCAGCGTGGCCACGGGGGCGGCGGTGTAATCCGGTCCGCCCACAATCAAGGTGCCATCGGGCTCGAACCAAGGCCACAGTCCGCGCCCGGCCGCCGCCTGAGCCAAGGCATCCCACGCCCGCATGCCTGGCTCCACAGTAACCTTGTCATTGCGCGGGGCATTGCTTGCCTGCACCCGGATGTGGCGCACCCCCAAGGGCCGGACAATCTTCTCAATCACCTCATCCAGTGTGAGCTGGTTGGCACTGAACACCGGGGCCGCGCAGTCCACCAGGATGGCGGCATCGTCGCGGCCACTCAAGGCAAGGGAGTAAGTCTGACGCGAGACCAGTCGGCGCACTGCATCCAGGCGGCCGCTCAGCACGGTCTCACCACCCACCTGCAGACGGACAACGGCCCCGCGCACTACGTCTGCCGGAAATGCCTTGTCCGGCAGGCCAAGCGTCAGCTGCCAGCCGTCGGCGGGCTTGAGAAAGTCACTGTCGATAACGTAACGACTCCAGTCACTGTGCGCCTTGCCAGCAATGACCAGGCTCACTACGTCTTTATCATCCTGTGTTGTATTACTTGGCGTAGGCATGCAGCACCATCCCGGCGGTAATGAGGTTAGGGTCGCGCACCTGCGGGTTCAAACGTTGCAGTTCGCCCGCACGCGCATGGTCCGCGTACCACAGATGGGCCAAGAGGCGCAGGCTGCTGTCGGCTTGAACGCGGCGGGTGGTCAGTGGTGGGCGACGGGCCAGCACCAGCAGCCCCATCTCCTGCAAGCGCAACGCCACGTCCTTGATGCGCTCAATGAGCCCCAGCCAGGTGATACCGACCGGTGCCTGGGTTTGGGTCACCTGGGCGCGGGTGGGCTCGTAGCGCCGACGCAGTTGCACAATGACCGACTGACTGCGCAGGCGCACATCATCGACCAGCGTCTCGATATCGTCGGGGGTCAGGAGGTCAGTCTGCGCGTCATCGGACAAGATCGCGGTGGCGCTGCTGGTGAGCTCCACTACCGCTAGCACCGCATAGGTGAGGGTCACATCCACCACGTCCGATACCACCGACCCCACCGGCAACGGCACGGCCGGGGTGATATCACCATTGACCAAGGAGGTCGGCAGGGCGACCAGCTCGTCCATGTCGCTGGTTACCTCGTGCCAGTTGGTGATGACACTCGGCGCCGAGGCCACCTGTGGCGCGATACTCGCCAGCCCCACGGTGGTGGTGGGACTGCTTGGTGCCAGTGCTGGCACGCTGCCAGCCACGTTGGCGGTATGCACTTCGAGCACGGAACTTAGCTCCTTCACGAACGCCGCCGGCTCCTCGGCCAGACCGCTTATCTGCTCGGCGCTGTAGCTGACATCACCCTCAAAGGTTAACAGGGTATTAATCAGCGTTGACTCGATGGTTTGCGCCTGTTTAATCAGGCTGTTGATGGTATCAAGCGGCGCGGTGATGGCATCAAAGAACGCGGCCAGCTCATCAATCAGGGCGTCCAGTTCATCAAAGAGCGCATCGCCAAACATCTCGGGCAGCTCGGTTGCAAACAGCACGCTGCCGGTGCGGTTCTCCAGGAAGTTCAGTTCGACCGTGCAACTGTCTGGACTCTCGGCATCGTGCCGGATGCTGTAGCCGGTGACGATGACCGATGGCACCGAGCCATAGATGGGATGGATAAGCTCTCCATCACCGGGCTCGTCCAGGGCGGCCACCAAGGTTTGCAGTTGATATTCGTAGCGGTCCCCCCACAAGAACGCCGTCAGGCGCAAGGGGCGGGCCTTGCGACCTAAGTCTTTGAGGTCTGCCCCGTCCACGTGGGGGTATTCATAAGCCGCGTGATCGCGGCTGACCTGCTCATCGGTGGCGGTGACTTCAAAGCGCACGCCCCTAAACGAGGCGGGTTGCAGGTTATCGTGCCAGCCCATCAGTTAACTCCTCCTGTTCCCCGGTTGCCGTCCTGGACGTTGTACTGGTTCACCGCCTCGGCGATGACGTGACCATCCAGGACAAACTGGGTGGTCACGTTAAGCGGTGGCTGCGCGGCCCACGGGCCAGGCCCGGCTTGACCTGACGCTGTACCCGCCCCGATGGAGGGGCTGCCTCCCGGCATAATTTGCGAGGGTGCTACATCGGCCCCCTTGACCCCGCCTTGCTCGTCAGCCAGGTACTGGCGGATCCACTGTTCGTTCTCGGTGGAGTAACCCTCACCGAACTGATACCAGGGCTGGTACTTCTCGCGGGCAGCATCAATCATGCTCTGGGGGTACTTATCTCGGATGGCTTTCCAACGGGCCTCACTGCCGTTGCTGGCCTCATCCTCCTCCTGGGTCGTCATGGTCGAGAGCGAGGTGGCCAAGGTGGCCACGCCAAACATCCGCCCCAGCACCTTGAGCACAGTGGCCCCTTCGGCGGCGGTGGCGGCTGCCGTGGCGCCTCCAGCGGCAGCTGCACTGCCAGCACCGACGCCAGCCGCCCCGCCTGTCAGGAACTTGAGCCCGGCAAAGGCAGTGGCGGCGGCTGTCATGGTAGTGATGGCCGTGGTCGCCCCCACCACGGCGGTGGTCATGCCCGGAAATTCTTGGCTCAGCTTGGTGACACCTTCCGCTGCAGAACCGGCGGCATCGGCCAGGTGCTTGACGCTGTCCATTTGGGCAAAGTCGGTGGTGTTGCTGGCTTGCTCCATCTTGAAATCGTTGGTACCCGCGATGAAGTTGAAATCCTCATCCCCTGCGCGCAGCCCAGCAGGCAAGGTGCGCTGAGCATTGACGCTGGCTTCGACCTGTTTGCGGTACTCAGAGTTGTTGCGATAGCCAATGAGCGCCATCAGGGCTTGGCGGTCTGCGACAATCTGACCGACAGCGCTCCCCTCCAGCAGGGTGGCCATCGACGCCATGATGGCCTTGCGCTCGCCATCGTCCTTAGCCCCAGCCATTTGGGTCTTAAGCTGCTGATAGCGCTTGTCACTGCCGACCACCTTGTCGACGATCCGGTTAAACGCTTCAATGGGATCAACCCCTTTCTCGCGGGCGAGCGCCAGCGACCCCGGTAAATCAATCCCCTTGCCATTGACCTTGATGCGGGCTGCTGAATCCGCGGCTTCCCGGCTGTTGAGCTTGGCCAGGAGGTTCACCACGTTGTTGCCAGCCTCATCGCTGTTACCCGCCGTGATGCCGGATGCTTCGTTCAGGGCCAGCAATTTGCTGTAATCGTCAAGCCCCGTCATGCCTGTCTGCTTGGCAAGGGCCAGCTGGTTAGGCAGATAACGAGCCAGATCTTTAAGCTCCACGTTGCCGGTCTTGCCGGCGGCGATGGCCATGTTGAGCGCAGTGGGGATCTGCTCATCGGTCAGACCGAACTGCTTGCCCTTGACGGCTATCTTGGCAAGGTCAGCCGCAGAGGCGCCGGACGCGGTGGCGAACTTCATCAGGTCTGGCAGCCACTTGTTGGCGGTCTCATAATTCACCGCACCACTCGCCAGCATCTCGTTCATGGCGTCGCTGGCGTCCTCCTTGGTGCCGCCGCCGTAGGTCACCGCCTGGCGAATGCTGCCCGCGAGCTTCTCACGGCCGGCCAGGCGCCCCGCTTGCCCCCCGTCACTGAACGCGGTGTTGGCCATGGCGCTTAAACTGCGCTCATAGGCCATCTGGCGGGCCACTGGCTGGGCCAGTACCGCGCCCCCGGCTGCGATGCCCCCGCCGATGGCCAGGGCCTGGCGGCCACCGGTCATCAATTTGTTGAGGCGCGATACCCCGTTCATCTCGGTCTTGAGTTCGCGCACCCGGTCTTTCATTGCCCGAAAGGCGCGGTCCTGATCGCGCGCAGACGCCACGCCGCTGCGGGTCAAGCGGTTATAGCTTGCGATGGTCTGGTCGATTTCGCGCTGAATGGCTTTCTCTGCGCGCACGCCAAGGTTTTCCCGGGCCGATGCCAGGCGGCGCGCTTCCTCTGCCGCCGAGCGGGCACCCTTGGCGCTTTGCTCATTGCTTTTTTGCTGTGCGTCCCCGCTCTTCTCGATGGCCTTTTGCGCATCCTGAGCGGCTTTGGTAGTGAGCTTGAGGCCCTTGACCAGAACCGCCGAGGAGTCATCCTTGGCGGTCAGGGTCATGCCTACTTTGAAGTTACCGGCCATGTGTGCGCTTCCCCTTGTGGCGTTTCTGTCGGCGGGATTTGAACGACTGGTGGGTGGTGGTGCGCGAGGAGGAGGCCGGCGCCTTCTTACCGGCGGCCTTGCCATTGAGTGCACTCAAGGCCGCCAGCCAGCCGTCCAGCTCGGGACGGCTCATGTTGACTACGCGCTCTTCGCTGATGCCGTATCGGCCAAGGGCAAGGATGGCGAGCTTAAGGCCGGCGAGCCGGGATTCCCGCCGCTGCGCTTTCCCTTGAGGGTTGCCTGCGCCGCCTGCAGCACCTCGTAGTCGTCGTTGGTGAGGTTTGCATGCAGGAGCTCGGCGGTGATGTCATCGGTCGGAATATCACCCAGCCGCACTAGGGCGCGGGCCATCACTGCACAGCGATAGTAGGCATCGGCGGCAAACCCCTCCACGGTGCCGAATTTCTCCTCGGTCTCCTCCAACGCTTCACCGGTGTGCGCCATCAAAGGGAGCCGCACTTCAAAGTCGAACTGCAGAGGGCCTTGGTTGGATGCGTGTTGAGTGCCCCCGAACGGGACGCCATCAAGCAACTTGCCGGTTTCAGTTTTCACGCCTGTCATAGGTCCACCTTGCTCAGTGCTGCCAGTTTGATATCAATCTTCGCCTCGTTGTCGACCGTGTACTTCTCGCCGACCTCGGTGGTGAAGCAGTCCAGATAAGAGGTGCGGTTGCCGCTGTTGTTAAGCGGATACATTGACACCTTGACCCCTTCGAGGTTCTCCCAGTCAGGCGGGTCGACATCCGGGATGACCGCTGAAATGGAGAGCTCATAGGTGGCGATGCCACGGGCAAAGCCCTTGGCCCGGCCGGTCTTGTTCATGGTCTTGACCAGCTTGCGGCCGGTGACGGTTTGCACGTCCAGGTCGGTGACCTCAATCTCCTGGCTGTCAATTTCCAGGACAATCGAGCCGACATACTCTTCGAGCGCCATGGGCAGCCCTCCTTACAAAATCATATCGATGCGGCCTGCGAACACATGCAGACCATTGACCACATCCGAGGGGATGGTGCTATCCAGGCGATTGGCATCCGAGGGGTTTTTCAACACCTTGAGCTTGTCCTTGTTGGCTTCCACGTTCTCGATGATTTCCGCATCTTCGAGCTTGACCAGTACGTCGTACAGCTCGCTGGTCACCTTGGGCGGGGTGCGGGTGCTGAGCTTTTCGCGCGGGAAGCGCAGCGCCACCCGGTCACCGCATGCCTTGCGCACGTAATCCAGGGTGCGAATGCTGGTGATGTCGAGCAGTGCCGGATCATCCACCCCGACCGCGTTCACGGTGTAGGTGCTGATGGCTCGCACAATCTGCACGGTGTTGCCGGGACCCACTTCAATCGGGGTGAGCCCGTTATAGAGCGCGCTCTCTTGCTCGTTGCGCCCCTCGCGCTCGCTCATGGCCACGACATCCATCCCGACCAGTGGCAGGGTATTGAGCGGGCGAGCCGGGTCCTCTTCGCTGGCCATCACGGCGCCATAGGCCGCCGCCAAGATCGCCGGCAGTTTCACCGAGCCGCGATACCAGGGCATGGACACGCGCCCATCGTTGACACCGGATGCCAGGGTGATGCCTGCGCCGAGGCTCCCGGTCCAGCCGGCGCAACCCACGGCGCCGCGCTTTTCCAGGGCGCTGCCGGTGGCGGTCAGGTGCTGCTTGAGCGCGGCCAATGCCTCATCGCTTGAAAACGGACAGATGATGATGTTGTGACCGGCGGCAAACACCGCGTCCAGGGCAGGCTGGATATCGGGGTCCATCTCGCCACCCGCCATCGGGGTGACGGTCAGGGTCAGCCCGCTCACCGTGGTACTGGCCCTCACCGTGATGCTGTTGCCCCACTCGCCAAAACTGCGGGCGGCCAGCGTCAGGGTGGACGCTTCGGTGTCATAGGCCCCGGCAACCAACAGCGCCGGGTTCTGCGCCATCGCATCGACGAGCGCAGGGATGATGGTGGCCTGGGTGTCGCCGCTGTCGACATTGACTGCCACCTGTTCC